AGAACATTATACTACTAGGAGCAATAGCCAATTACTTCGACTCTTTCTCCTCAAAAAACTCTTTGGCTCGACCGCAAGCCAACGGGCTCTGGATAATTTTGTTTATCCGCTCCAAAATATAAGCCCGTTCTCCAACAGTCAAATCGGGTTCGCTAGAAGCGTAAACCTTGGTTGTGATCTGATAAGCTTGATTTTTCTGCTCGGCAGTCAAAACCTCATCTCTAGCCGGAGAGTTTAGAGCCGTAAAAACAAGCGCTCGCCATGTTAAGGGAACGTCTTTACCCTTCTCATCCCGATCCAAGAGCGGCTCCCCGCTATAATTTAGGATGGGTTCAGTAATTTTGACCTTCACTCGTTATCACCTCCTAGCCCCCCCTATTATAACAAGTTTTTCACCATTTCACTAATTAGCTTTTGATGATACCTACTCACCATCTTGAGCGTCAGCAATAAAAGCGTCTATTGATGTGGCCTCCTCTTGGGCGTTAGCTAAAACTTTTGCCCGTCTCTCGATTAACTCTTTGTGCGTGACCGACATCACCTCGTCTGGAAGTTGCACCACGTCTGCACCATCGAGTTCAAACTTTTTAATATAGACGGCGTAAGTTAAAGCACCCTCGTTCTCGACATTGGTTTTCTGAACCTTGTTAATCAGATCTTTTTCCTTAAATTTGCTATATTGTGCGAGATCAAACATTTTAATCACCCCCCTTCTGATTATATGTCGGATAATTTATACTCCCCGACCGTTTACGTCAATAGTCCCAACGATTGGAGCTTCGTCTCTAGTTCAGAAACTCTCGTCTGTAAATTAGCAATAACTTTTAGAACCGAATTTCCCTCGTCTTGAGTAACAAACCCATAAGGTGAAGTGTTTGTCAGGTTCTGAATTGCATAATCGGGTGTCCCAGGTTCGGTGTGGGTCAGAGTAGTTAATTGTGCTGTTAGGGCGGTGGGTCTTGTTACGGGGGTAACATTATAGAACGCGAGTTTATTGCCCAATATCTGAATGGCTTTCGTTTGCGTCCTGTCTGCCGTCCCGCTCGCTCCTGCCACGCATCCGTAAAGCTGAATACCGCTTTCCGCCGAACCAGTTGAAACACCGGGATAAAGAAGCAAATCCCCGCCCGCCTTATCTGTTGCCCCGCTCGTAGCCCCCCCTGCCTGAACTGTTAAAGTATTTCCTGCCGTGTTTGCTGTTGTATGCCTTTCCATCCAAAAAGTTCTCGCCGAATTGCCCCCTAAAGAAAGTAGGTTGGTTGGTGAGGTGGTCCCGATGCCGACGTTGCCGCTTGATAGAATCGTCATCCAGTCATTTCCGAATCGTAAATCATACGCATGATTGTATGTAGTTAGTGATAGCTTATTTACAGCGTCATACCAACTTAATCCGCCGTAATGTGTGGAGTCTAACCCAACAATGGCGCCCGCATTGGTTCCCTGAATATGCAATTGTTTAAGTGGCCCCGTTGTCCCGATGCCGACGTTGCCGTCTCTTGTGAATGCAACCCTATTGTAATCTATCCCGCCGTAGGTTGTATCAAAGAATAGATTTCCGTTGGAATCTCCAATTCTGAAACCCCACCTGTTGTAAGTTTGTGTTGTGTCCCTTAATAACAAATGAGCACTTGCTTCTGCGGGACTCGTGGAAGACCCTGTTTTTAGTATCTCTAACTTTGTGGCAGGACTCGTCGTCCCAATGCCGACGTTGCCTTGAATTATCATTGACGCTTCTCCTGGATTAGTCCCGACATAAGAAGGCCCCAAAGACAACCCACCTTGAGCACTTAACCTCATCCTTTCCGTCATTCCTACCAGCCCAGATATGGTTGTGTAGAAAGATAATGCTCCGTAAGCGTCTCCGCCATTTCTAATTGCGCCTATTCCCGCAACAACATTTTCAACAGCCGCATCGTCTTCGTTGGCAAAGAAAATTGTTGAACCAGCTCCGTCGCTCATATCACCAGTTGATTTCATTTTTGAAAACATAGTGCCATACCGAGTAGAGACAGCGCCCGTAAGATTTCTAATAAATTTACTAACAGGAAAGTCAGGGCCAGCAACTTCCAACTTTGCCCCCGGACTCGTTGTCCCGATGCCGACGTTGCCGCTGATTATCATTGACCCTGCACCTGGGTCTGTACCAATATAACTATTGCCCAAAGATAAACCACCATACGAACTAAGACGCATTTTCTCCGTCCCAGCCGCCGCCGTAGAAGTGCTCGTATAAAACTGATGCATGTAAGCATTAAATCTACTATATAAAGCGCTATCGGAGGTGTTGAAGAAATTTAAAGCAAGGGTACTACTCGCTGGTGCTGATGTGTAAAAACCCTGAGTTGCACTCTCTTGAACATCTAATTTACCACGAGGCCCCGTCGTCCCGATGCCGACTCTCGCATTAGTCGTGTCTATATTCAAGACATTAGTCGTTCCGTCCGCTTTGTTGAATTGAATAGCGGTTGTTGAGTCTGCAGAGGGGTAAATCTTGGGGGCCTTCAAACCAACACTAAAAAGAGGAGCGCCACTTGCAACCGTCTGGGGAGTAGTCTGATCAAGGAGAAGATAGCGGGAGTCTAAAAGAGTCGGATCAATCTTGAGATTGCCACTCGCATCGCAAGCGAGCCGCCGCAAAACAGAACCATCATAACCCACCAACTCGATAGCTAAAACTTGAAACTCCTCGTCAAACGAGTCATTAAAAATCCTCTGTTCTGTCTTGCTAATACTGGGGGAAATCATCGTTGGAGTCGTACTCATATTGCCACCCCCACCTTTCCGCTGCTATCAACCGCCACTCGCCGTAAAACACTAGCACTACTATCATAAGCCAAGGCCTCAATCGCAATGACATTAAAATCGGCATCCGATGTCGTGTTGAGGATAACCTGCTCTGACTTCTTGATTTCGGGTAAATTACTTCGATCGGGAATGCTCATAGGTTTCTTGTCTTAAATAAAAACTCGGCATAAGCCGCTATTTTGGCAATACGATTAACTGTTCGCTCTGTTTTATTAGCCCCTGCTTCCCCCTCAATTCCCCTCAAGGCCTCTCGCACCGCCGTGGCCGAATCATCTATCCTACCAACCTTAATTTGACTAATAAGGTACTCTTCGATTGTTTTAATCTCTCGACCAAATCCTCCATCCCGATCGTTCCAGTACTCATTCAGGCCAAAATAATCAGCTAAGTAGGGACGGCCCCTATCCTGCTCCCACACGGTAAAGGGCGGCTCAACATTAGTAACACTCGTCCCTGCCCCCTGCTTAGCGACGGGCTGATCGACTGGTTTTTCCCTAGTTGCCTCTCTTTTTGCCCTAAAAATGGTTGAATCAGTAGTTAGATCGGTCATTGCGGTATTCCGGATGGCAGTTAACCCACTCGTTAATATCTTTCACGTTATCGCTACGACCATTGCGCTGCTCCCGCACTAACGCCTCCCGCATACTGCGGATTTTGGGCGACTCGTGCATAATTCGTTTAGCCGCCAACGCCATCTGCTCCCGCACCTGCGGTGGGGCTCGATGATAATCTGCTCTAATGTCGGCCAGATCGGCCTCTCTGGTCTTGTCCATAATCATCTCCTCATAAGTTGGGCGAAGTTATAAGGTCATCGCCCAACAGACGATTAAGCCGCTGTAAAGCGACAGGCTCGCACCCAATCGCTTCTTAACAACTTAGCCGTGTACACCCCTGCCCAAGAGATCAAGCTGATTCTCCCCGCTGGACTCCCAGAGTCAACAACGTTCGGAAGAATATATAACTTAGGCTGATCACCTTCAAGGTCAAAAACCCCAAAGGATTGATCACCGTGGACATAAGTGTAGTACACCGCCACGGTGGAAGCTGCTGTAGAGGTTGCCTCACAGTTTGCCTCCTCGTCTAGGTTATTCACCCATCTCACTTGGTACAACTCGCCCATCTCACCCATATAGAGGTCTTTCGTGTCGACATAAGTCTTAGCTGCGATCCATGTGGAATCGCCCAAAAGACTATACTTGGAGTATGGGTTCGTTTTTCCGATGAACGATCCATCGGCGTAAGGGAAAGCGTAGCTCAACTCTAACGATTTGGTAATCTCCCGAATCGCCGAAGCGGACAAAACATCCCCCGCGGCCATGGTTGCCACGGTGTGGCTATTGGGCCGGTAGGCGGTGCCGTTACGCAATTCAGTTCTCACCACTCGGTTCAGAGTTTGACCCATCGATTGTCCAGCGACTTCGACAAACTCCTTCTGCTTGCGGTCAATCGAAGTCAAAGCCAAAAACTTCGAGCTTCGGAAGGTTTTACCGTATTCAGCCAAAGTCATTGCGACTGTGGAAGCGGTAATGATACAAGCAGGCGGATTGCAAGACTCAGTTAAAGCCGTTGCATCGATCGCCGATGGATTCAAATAGGTGAAGTTCACCGTTTTCCCCTCGTTGGCTGCGCACGTTCTCATCTGGCCTCCCTCTTTGAGAACCAGTTTATACTGCGATCTCTCAAGGAAAACCTTCTCGTAGTACGTTTGCATTCCTGGCGATAAGGTTGTAGTTGTGTTATCGGTTGCCATTTTTTAATTCACGCTCCTTTCGGGCCAGTTGGCCGGTGCTAGGTCTAGGTGGAAACGATGCCGTATTTGGCCTCTAACTCCTTAATCGTTAGTTCGCTATCCGGTTTCTCCTCTTGACGGATTTGTGTTGGCCGTTGAGCGGTCTGTGAGACTTGCCTAACTAAGTTCTCACTCGCCTTGCCAACTTCCTTCGTTACCGCCCCGTTAAAGGGTTTCATCAGCTTGTCAACAAACTGACGAACAGAAGCGGTGAATGGGTTTTTATGAATATACCCATCCGTTGCTTCGATAACTGCGTCAGACAAGTCCCGATTAAAGCTATCACTTTCGGGATCGAGCTGGGGATACTTGCGCATCGCCTCGTTCGCCTCGTTGTTGATCCGGTTGACCGCTTCCGCCTGTCTAGTCCGAAGACTAACCAGAGCGTCCGCCCTTTGCATTAATTGCGCCTCTCTCGCCCGCAATCGCTTGTCGAGTTCGAGTGCGTCAATTTCCTCGCCAGGCTGGATTATCGGCTCACTTAACGATCCCTGTTGCTGATCGAAATCAGCTTGGGGTTCGGGTGAACCAGTAATCTCGGCCAGCCGTTCAGACAACGATTGAACCTTTGCCTCGGCTTGTTTAGCTCTGGCATTCAGTTCTCTCACCCTCGCCTGATAGCCCTTCTTAGGCTCGTCTTCTGTTTCCGCTGTCTCAGTCTCTACCTCGCCCGTCGGTTTGGATTCGACTTCCTCAACTTCCCCAGTCGCTTTAATTTCCTCGGTTGACGACTCCTTAGTGGCGGCCTCTTCCCCGCCAATGTCTTTTAACGTCTCTTTAGGCTCGTCGTTATTCACAACGGCCTCCTTTCCCACACCCGTTTCGTGGTGCGATGATACGCAAGCCTAATTAGCTTGCGGCTGGGCTTATAAAGCCTACCCGCAAACCAATTAAAACCTCTTCTTAAAAATCGGCTTATCTTCTTTATCAAAGCCGACAAGTAGCTTCTGGCCACCGATAAAAA